GTAATAAGCCAAATAGTTCCAGGCGGCAAACCTGCGAGCTTATCCGGAAATGTTATTAGGTCGCCACCTTGTTGCGTAACACGAATTATACCTTCCTCGTCCCCGTACAAGTAAATTTTGCGGCGCGTACCCTGTAAGTTCAAGCCGTCGAGCTGTTGCAGGTCGCGCCACGACAACGCCTGGACTTGCGCTTGCATAGGCTTTGGCGCGGAGTAAGAAGGCGTGCGCGTTCCGTCCGGCGTTACCATCGATCCTTCGCTATATTGGATCGTGCAACGCTGTTGCGAATTCACCGCGGAGATAGCTCCTACGGCAATACTGTGCAGATTTAGGCCCATACGTATTGCATCCAGTCAATAGTTATGTTACTCTTTGTGGATGGGCGCTGTTGCCCTTTTGGGGAACCCAAAATGACGCTAGACAATGTCTTCGACGCCCTGTTCGGCCGCGACGCAGCGCAATTCGAAGGCGCACTCGCCACGCTGGCGCGATACGAAGCCGACGCGTCAATCTTAAAAAGCGAACTTGCCGATTTGCGGACTTACGGCTTCAATCGCGTTTTCGAGGCCGCATGGACGATGATGATCCTTGATCGTTTTATCTATGACGGCGGTCTGCAATCACGTACGGAAGATGAAAAGAAACTCTACTCCGCGTTTCTGTATCCGCAGGTCCACACGGCCGTTGGCTGCCTGAAGCGCGTCAAGGGTGCCGTCAAGGCGGCCGGAACGATGCGCGACACGATGATCGAACTCCTGGACGTCCTGGCTCCAATTGCCGAACGCACCGAAGCGCTGAAGGCCAAGGTCGGCAAGCGCGCACCGAAAGTCACGAAGACGTCAATCGAGCGCGAGACGCGCGATGCGGATGCGATGACATGCCAGATTTGCGGCCGCGCGATCTTGGCGAACACAGGCTGCATCGCGCATCATGGCTACACACGACCCATCCCGAACGCGGGATGGCAGACGGCATCCTGTCCCGGCGCGTGCACAATGCCTTTCGAGGTTACACGTCTTAGGCTCGGCACCGAAATCTGGCGCGCCACGGATCAGCGGACCCGGATGCAGGAAACGCGCGAAGCCGTCGCGACGGAAAAAGCCCCTGTGCATGCGTCATATGAAATCGGGCCGCATCGTGAGCGAAAAATTGTGTCTTTCAAAATCACACGCGACACGTTCGACGCCATGAAGACGGCGCATCCGTCGTGGTTTCGTAATGCCTACGGCGTGATCGACTTCGATGACGTTCTCACGCGCGATCTGCGCGACTGGGACGGGCACATCGAAAGCGTGACGTCCTACATTGTATGGCAACAGCGCCGCTTCGACGGCTGGAAACAAACCCATTTCCGTAACGAAGATCGCTGGAGCAGGCTTCGTCCGGCGATCAATTTCTGATCCTGATCCCGACATAAACTAAGGGGTCGCGTCCCAATCCCCATTCAATCAGCGTTTACTTACGCAGCGCGCGCCAACAGCCCTTGCAAATTTAATTTCGCCATTGCCTGCCCGCACGCGATATCAGCCGATAACTTTGCTTGAAAACGCGAAAACTGTTCCTCATGCAATTGCCGCCAATTGTTGCGCGCCAACCATGCTGCAAGAAAAAAGGCCGCTTCATTGTCCGCAAAGCTTACGATCTCGTCCCATGGCTTGGATAACTCCGGATCGTGGCGCTCGGCGATAACCGGGCGGCCGTTGTAAAGTGCCGTGCAACAGCGTGACGACGACACAAGGCCCATCTCTTCAAATTTGCGGACCTGAATGATGACTTTCGAATTTTGCATGACGCGATCCCGTTTTTCGGGTTCCGCAAAATCCGACACGATCCGGATCGCCTTTTCGCCGCCGACGTACCTTGCCAGCTTTTGCAGGAGTTTCAATCGTCGTGGCGTCAGGCTGCCGAAAAAGCCGAAGTCGTATTCAGGCTCCGCCACATGCATGGGCCGAACAAGGTTCGGTGAGTAACCGAGTTCGACGTACGCAGACGGCGCAAACTGTCCGTACCATTCCGTGATGTGCTTGCCCGGCACGAGGTGCATGATCGCGTCGAAATATTTCATCGCCTCAGGAAAGATCGCCTGTCGCGCGGTCATCTCCTTCTGGGTACCATGATTGAAGCCTTTGGCGGTAGGTTCTTCCGTGGCTAGGCAGATGAAGCGGACGCCTTGTCCGTGTAGCCCGGCAATGACATCGATGATCGACCTCGTAAAGCCTTCAACAATGACATTGTAGCCAAGCGCCGGTTGGATAAAATGATTGATTTGCCCCGTACGGACCTTTTCGTCATTTTCGGGGTCCCAGACAACTTGATGCCCGAGCTGGCGCTGCATCTGTCCGACGATATTGATCACATCGACAAGCGATTGAACACCCATCGGCGAGTGGTTCCAAAGGTGAAATTGCAGTAAAATTTAATTCGGCCTTCTCATATAGGCAATCAGCGCCGACATTCCGCCATCAATTGCACGCGCACGAGGCGTGCAATCCCAACGCGTGCGCAGACGATCCGCGATGTCGGGTTCAGCTTTAACAAGAGCACGCGCCAACACGTCGAGTGTCCGCTTGTGCTCGGCGACAAGCAGATCATCTACTTCCTGTTGCGTGTATAAGCGCGCTTTCATGTAATCGATATACCGCGGGGCGGGTCAGGAGCCGTACGTGCCGCCAACGCGCTGTCGGGCGGTTTCAGGCGTCCATTTCTGACCCGTGCGGTCAACGCGTCCTTCCGAGTCCAGCTTTTGCGTCGGCTGTGCCGTGCGGCCTTGCAGCAGATTGCGCGTCACCTTCGACACTTGGCTCTTTCCCATCGAGCGCCCATTGCCGGACGGCACCTGTTCTTCACGCGCTGCGCGCTCGTGATGATCGGCAAGTTTCTTATGCTCCTGCCACTTAGCGCGCGCTTCACGATGTCCTGCAAGATTGCCGGAGCGCATATGCCCCTGCATGGCATTGAAGTGCTTGTCGGCCTCGCCCTTATGATGTTGGGCCTGCCCAGCATTGTGCTTACGTGCCTCAGCGGCAGCTTCCCGTGCGGCATCGGACCAATCGTCCATTGCCATCTGAGTCGTACCTGCGCCGAAAACTTTGCCGCCATGGACGGGGATATCTTTCCAGGATGTCATCTATCACTCCACAAGAAAATCAGCAGCATTAAGGAGGTTGCCGGAGTCGATCAGGGGTTTGGCTGCCGTGCCGGATAAGCCCGACGTCTCGCCTGACTTGACGCGGCCAATCGCTTCGTAGACGTGGCGCAGGCCGACCTCGAATTCCGATCCGCCTTCGCGCTTCATCTTGCGCAGCATCAGCGTTACTTCGCTGAGCGGCGGGTCTTGAATATTCGCTATACTGTCGCGCAGGTCGCCGACGATTGTTCCACCGACGAGATTAAGGGCTTTCTCTACATCGTTGTCCGTAGCCTTCAGCGCGGCGGCGAGACGATCCGGCCACTCGGGTGACTTTTCACTTACCATTGTCCGGAAGTACGGACGCGGCGGGATCGGAAATTTCGTGTTGTAACTGCCGAACTCCTGTACCGCGGCAATCATGGGTATCGATGTTCCGTCTGCCTCCGTCGATCCTTCCAGAAAGCCGACTTGCAGCGTGGTCGCCTTCGTCAACTTCTTGACGAGCTTATCGATTGCGGCTTGCGCCTTTTCGCCGCCCTGAATGTACTGCGTGACCATAGACCTATCCGGGTCCGAACGTGTTGAAGCGGCGCATCGTGCCTGGAACATAGCGAAACGTCCGATAGGCGGCCGTCGCTCTCCAGAATGAAGCGCCGTAAGGCGTCTGAAGAAACCACGATGCGGCCGGATTGTCTTCGTTAAATTCTAGCGCAACCGTCACGGAACCTTCCGTCGCGCTGGCGATCCTGCCGACAATGCTAGGCGCGGGCGCGGCACCTGGATTTGTCGTTGCCGCAAGACCGTTGAATTGTGCTGCGTAAAGTTTGGCGATGTGAGAAACGAGCATGTTTAGCAGCATGCTTTGCGTCTGCTCGGACGTGACAGGACCGCCACCCGAGTTATTCAGATAGAGCCCGGCCTCGAGAAAATATTCCTGCGCCGTTGCTGGATCGACGCCGGAGAACTCCGGATACCTGGAAATCCAGGCAGAGTATGAAAACGACACGATGACGCCCATTTACGCTACGCACCTTTCCTTCTTAGATCGATGCGGTTTGCGCATATTGGCGCGCGCCGCATCACTACGTTTAACTCCGAGATGCACAGCAGCATTTCTTTGCGCTATAAGCTCCTTATTCGCAGCACAATAAGCCTTGGCCGCTTCACTCATTTTCCGTTTCGTTTCCTCGGACCGCTTTCGACCTAAGGCAGCGCAGCGCACTTTTTGCGCGTGTTCCGGCGACAACTTTTTACCTAGCTGTCCTTGTCGAATTCGCGCGCACTGTTCAGGCGTTCTCTTTTTACCCGTCAAGGCTTGCCGCATACGTTCCTTGTGCTCTTCGGTTTGTTTTGTTCCACGTGTTCGAGCACCAATTTTCTCACGCTGCTCCGTTGTAAGCTTCCTACCCGAATTTATCTGTCGGAGCTTTTCTATGAGGGCGCGGGGTCGCGGCTTTCCTATTTTCGCCGCGCTAATCTTTGCGCAAGTTTCGGCGGTGTACTTGCGCCCGATCCTAGAGCGGCTTTTCTTTTGGCGCGTCTCAAGCGTATCACGCACACCTAAACGCGTACGGACGCATTCAAGTAAAATATTATAAAGTAATTCTGGATCAAACGCGTCCACAACTAATTGCTCATACATCAACAACATCTCAGAAATCGGAGCGCACACGATAAGCGTTTCAAACGTAAAGTTCTCGCGGCCGTACTTATTATATGCGCGTTGAAGCTGTATGTTGCCATGACGATCCGCTTTTAGATCGTAGAGATGGTCCCGTTGACGCCGCTCAAGATCGGCGCTGTGCCCGATATAAAACTTATCCGGCAACGCGAAGCCCCGCGGTGCGCCGCGATGAACTCTGATCCTGTATATGCCTGCCGTCATGTCCTAATTATCCGTCATCTCCTGCCGGGAAAAGACAGGCTCTCCGTTATAATTCCGTACTAAGAAATTATACCCGGAGAGGCCTGTTTATCCATCAAGCGCGTGCTTCTTCCTGACTCGGCGATCCGTACGACTCCATCGGAGACACGGAACCCATCCCATTGATGCGCCGCTTGCGGCCGGGAACAGTCAATCCCACGTTGTTCGGATCGATGGGTTCCAAGCCGGAACGGATCGCCATGCGATTGTGACCTTCCTGCGCGGCGTCTTCATAGGAGTCGGCCGAAAAGATCAGCCCTTCCGTAACGAGACCGCTTTCCTTGTTCTGCACGCACCAATGCTCGAACAGGTCTTTCGGCACGCCCGCTGTAATCGCGAAACCGCCCGACTCGAGCAGGTAGCCGGATTTCTGGAGGGCTGCGTTCGCCGAGTTGCCTTTCAGGATGCAGCGCTCGCCCGTACGCCGATTTAGCTTCTCCTTCATGAAGCCCATCGGGGTCGGCGTGTTGACCTCGTACTCCTCGAACGCCTCCAGGACGAGTCCGGAAGCGAGCTTGAGACCAACGAAGACCGTCTCGCCGTTGCGCGTCGGTGGCGTGTAAGCCTGCGCCGTTGTCGGGCGGCGCGGCTTGATCGTATTCGTATCCATAGTTTTACCTTTCTTTCCCTGCTTCGAATGTTTTGACGATGGGCGACTTAGATGCCGATCATCTGCGAGATACCGGCGGGATAACGCATTACCGTTCCCCACGTGCCACTGGTTACTTTCTGGCGGAAGGCGGACATCTCACGGATGATCGGATGCGCGCGCATCTTTTCATTATAGGCACAGAACGCCGTCTTCTGTCCTTCAACCTCGTCGGCGATAAGCTGCACGACGTTGCCGCCCGCGACGCCCTGCGGATTTTGGCCGGATTTGCCCTGATACTGCACGGCTTCCTTGATCTTCAGATTTTTGAAGTTCTTCATCAGAAGATCGTTGACGTTCACGTTGAACGTATTGGTCGCCGTCAACGCAACGGCCGACGTCGGCCCGAGCGCAAGCGTCATCTTCGTATCGGCCTTGACGAGTCCGGCGTTCTGCGCAACGAGTTGCAAGTACAACGATTGAGTGTCGTTGAAGACCTCGTTGGCGGATGCGACGACCTGTCCTTGCGCGTTCGTCCAGGCTGTCGATCCTGGCGTCGCGGCCTTCGGAGCCGGCGTCAGATATGCCGACAGGAACGGGTTGTTGATCAGCCCGTAATTCTGCAAGGCCATGACGCCGAAGAAGTAGGTGTAGTTGGAGAACTTGTTCAGATTGATCGCGGCTGCGCGGTCGATCTCCGACACCCAATTGATACGCGCCAATCCCGCGCGCTCGAGTTCGCGTTCGCCGTATTCCTTGATCGTCTGGAATAGATACGCCTGGACTTGCGGCCAGTTCGTATCGACGCCGGAACGGCCGGACGTAGCATAGTCGCCATAGGACGAAACTTCGCCCGTGGCTTCCGCGACCGGAAACAGCGTCGTCTCGTCCAGCCACGTCCCTTTACGGACCTCGCCGAGAATTTCCGCTGCCATGTTCGGAGCGAACAAGACTTCGTAAACCTGCGGGTCGATCAGAGTCGTGAGCAGCGACGGAACGCCAGAGTTCGGGTCCAGGGACAGGGTCGGAATGTTGGCGACCGTGTCGAGGGCCATAAGCGCATCCAACGCCATGTCGGTGTCGTTGCGCAGAAACTCAGGCAAGTAGCCAACGGGCTCAAGTCCGGGATTGGACCATGATACGCCTTTGGCGAGAAGTCCCGCACGATGCGCCTGGAAGGTCGCAACGGCGTCGTCGAGTGTCGTGAAGTTCATGCTTGTTCTCCTTGATCAAGCGTTAGCGCGTTTAAGCGCTGACGCCATAGTTGGACATCTTCACGAGTTCGCCCGGCAAGCCGGACGACGCCGCAGAGAAACTCGTTTCGACCGTCGTACCGACCGTCATAGCGCCGGAAGCGGCAGTTTGGGCGTTGTTTACGTAATACGTGCCAGCGCCGCCCGTACCTGTTCCCAAGGCCGAAACGACGGTTCCAGCCGAAACACCTGTACCGTTAACTGCGCCACCCCCGACAAGAACGCCGGACGTCACAGCCGAGACCGTAAGGATGCCATAGCCGAGTGCCAGCGCGCCCGTTCCCGTCAACTGCTCGGGAACATTCAGCGCGTAAGTACCGATACCGCCGATTGTGCCCGAAAGCTGGGAAACAACCTGCGTTCCAGCGACGACACCCGAACCGCCTACCGTGCCAGACAGGAACGCGCCGGGCACGACGGGTGATGCGGGAGCTGCCGTGACGATCAAGACATTCCCTGCAACGGAACCCGTAATGGTTTCCGCCACGGCGGCAATCGATCCCGTGATGCTTGCCGAGCCGGCCGCGCCTGTCGGCGCGAACGACACCTTACCCGTGGCAAGGTCCGCGTAAGCCTTCATCCGCACGAGTGCCTGCGTCGTGCCGTTGTTCCGCACGAAGAAGCCACCACGCGTAAACAGCGTAACGGCGAAACCCGTGGGAACGAGCATCGTTGCGTCGGCGAGATATTGCGTGATAAGCGCCTGTTGCTCGCGATGCACGAAGCCGTCCGGAACGCCGCTGCCGAAGTTGTTCACGACGGTCGGTGCATTGTCCGGATCGATACCTGCGTAGCTCGTCCAGGCGAAACGCCCGACGACCACGCCGAAAGGACCCGCAACGAGTCCGCCGGGTCCGGCGTCGTGCGCAGCGCGCGGATTGCTGTCGCAGAAATCACCTTCAACGCCGGGAGCCGGAACGGTGTCGACGGAAGTCTGATAACCCCCTGAGCCTGTCATAATAGTTCTCCTTCAGAAAGATAAGAAAAGGTTTAGGCGCAGCCTTTAGGCATGGCCGATGCGCTGTGCGCCGGGAAACGCCTCTTCGAACGAGGCTTGGGGCTTGGCATCGGTCGCCATGCGGGTTTGCGTCGTCTGTGAGGCGGTCGGCTTCTGGCGCATCTCAATGATCGTGCGCAGCGCGGACGGGTGGATGCCTGTGTGCTTGATGCCCAAGATATCCATTGCCTTGCGGTAGACGCCTTCGTCCGAGTCGAACGCCATCGCCAAGTCGCCGACATAGGGGCGCACAAAGCGCTCCGCGTCGCGGATTTTCCCGGCGTTCTCTTTTTCGCCCGTGATTGCCGCCGTGATGGCGGCGTCCATCGCGGTCTTCGTGATCGGCTCCATGCTACCTCCTGTGTTTGGCCGACCCGAGAAAGGCGGCGGTTCATCTTTGCCCATCCGCTTGCGCGAGTCCATCGCACGCCTGCGGTCTTTAGCTCCTTCGTCCTCCAAACGCTTTGCGCGCTCGTCGGGTTCTTCATCGCGGCCGAGACGCTGTTTGGCGTCCATGGCGCGCTTGCTGTCGCGCGACATGCGGCGGTCGCGTGACATCTTCCGGTCTTCGGCACGCTTTTCGCGCTCTTCGTCGGACTCGTCGCGGCCCAAGCGCATTTTGGCGTCTTCCGCGCCCTGCTCGTCTTCGCGCTTTTCAATCTCCTCCGGCGTTTCATCGCGGCCGAGTTTCTTGCGTGCGTCATAGGCCCGCATGTCCCATGCGGAGTCCATTTCCATGCCCGCATTTTCCTGTGTCAGCGCTTCAAGCTTGGCGCACTGCTCAGGCGTCAGCCCGAGCTTCTCCTTGAGATCGTCCAGCATGGGGCTCGCGTCGCCTTCGATCTGATCGTTCTCTTTGGCCGACGCGGCGACTTCGGCCTCGTCATCCTCGCTGGGCATGCTTTCCGAGTCCTCAAAGACGTCGAGAAGGTCTTTGAGGTCGGACAGATCGGCGTCCGCAGCCATACGGCCTTTCATGGCCTTGGCGATACGGCGGTCGATTGTCGGGATTTTATCTCCGTAGTTCGCGGCCGTGATGTCCGACAAGATCGACTCCATATCGGGTAGGGCCGCATCCTGCGCCAACCGCGGCGCAAGATACGTGACAAGCGCACCAGACATGGTGCGGGCTGTCAGTGACAATTTTGCCATTGATGTTACTCCTTTTTGTGAGAAAGAACGCCACAACGGCGTTTACGGACTTACTGTAACGCGTCCGTTGACGTTCCGAATTGATTTCCAAGACCGCAGCTTATCGGGTGCGGCGTCGCCGACGACCACATCCGATCCCGCCCTCCCGGCTTTTACGAGGGCGAGGTGATTGCCTACGATGTTGCGCATCACCCCATCGTAGCCTTCACCTTCATACGTGCCGGGCGTCATGTCGGCATCGTAATAGTAACCCGCCGAAAGCTCCTTCTGAGCGCTCGACTTAATGGCGTCGATTGCCTTATTGGGCCAAAAAGCAAGACTGTTCTTCAGATATGGCTTTCCGAACTCAGACCTGTCGCCCGTCGTACCGACGACAAGATGCGAAGGGTGCTGCGCAGCCGATACGGGAACATGCTCACTCAGAATTGGCAGGTTGTTGAACGTATCGGCACCCTTAGCCAATTCGGCAGGATCACGCAGCAGCTTATAGACCTTTTTCGGGTCCAGGCCGAGCTTTTCCCAGTTGGGGATTTCGTTACCCTTGTATGGACAGATATTCGCCTTCGAGATGTTCGCCATCTTGACATGCATCCGACCGTCTTTGTCGTAATCGCGAACACTTTCTTTATCGAAAGCAAGGACTGGTTTGTCGGCGTCGTACTCGCCTTCGATAGCAACGACGCCGGACCAATCCATGGCAAGCGCTGCATCGTGGGCTACTTCCCTATGGACACGAATCTCATCCATCGTTATGTTGCATGCACGCGCAGCTTGCTGCGGCGAGGCAAAGTGTGTTTTTAAGGACTTAATGTCTTCCATGGAATTAACCCTTACTGTTCAACAAACTAAAATTCCTAAAAGGGATTTTTATGTGTACGTGTTATTCGACGCCGACGGCATTCCGCGCTACGTCGGAAAAGAAAGAAGTTACCGGTGGAAACAACACGAATACTATAAATCAGGCAATCGAGTTAAAGATGCGTTTATTACGCGAACCTTAGCGCTTTTGGGTGAAATCCCTAAAGTTAAGATTAGAGAAAGATTAACCGAAAAATCGGCGCATCAACTAGAGATATTATTAATCGGCGCAATCGGCCGTAGACCGCATGGGTCACTTACAAATATGACAGATGGAGGTGACGGCATAAGCGGTTTTAATCACAGCAACGCAACAAAAGAAAAGTTGTCCGTTAGTCGTACAAAGGATCAAAGAACTATATCGGGAAAACTCGCGGCATCGCGTTTAACACCAAAAGAGCGGTCTGATCGTGTAAAGTTGGGTTTATCGAACAAAAGCCCCGAGCAATTGCGCGACAGATCATTAAAAGGAGCGGCTAATACGTCGCCGGAAATTAGGAAACGAAACGCTAAACTCGCGCGTGCTGCTCGCACAAAAGATAGCCTTGTAAAAACTGGAAAAATGACAGGACAGCGTCTTGCACAAGAAAAACCCACATCATTTTGGGTTGAAATGGGTCGTAAAGGTGTTGCGGTTGCAAATGCTAATCGAAGCCCCGAAGAGAAAACCCTTTTAGCTAAAAAAGCACACAAAGCAATGATAGACAGTCGTGATCCCGAAGAACTCCATAACCAACGATTGGCGGCCTTAGAAAAGGCACATGCTGGACTAAAAAAACTCACACACGAAGATTACCATAAACGAAACTTAAAAGCTTGGGAAACACGACGCGCTAAGACGCGCGGCGACGCATAATTTCATCTACATCGCCCCACGTCAGCGTGCCGTATTCCATGGCGCTGTCGTGTGCTGTTTTTGCAACCGATCCGAAATGTTCCGCAAGTAAGCTTCGGGCTCTTTTGGCGACGTCACCCCGCCCTTGTGTAACCGCACGACGCTCGGCGGCAAGCAATAGGTCCCGCGTGTATTTCCACTCCCCGTCGCGTTTTTCCTTGACGGGGTACTTGCGCGACGCAGGCAGCAGGAACGCGTCTTCCGGCATGTCTTCCCGCGTCTTTGTGCTATCGACTTCCTTGCGCGTCGTATCGCTGAGCTTGCCGGAAGGATCGGGTGCAGCGTCCCGCGCGACGTTCGCGATCTTCGCCTTACGTTGCACTTCCAGTTCCTCCGGCGTCACACGCGCAAGGGATGCTTCGCGCTTCAGCAAAGGCGACAGATTTACCGTGGGTGAGAAGCCGCCCGGCTTGTCCTTGAACATCATGTCGGCGGCCGTTCTTATAGCGCGATCAATCGTGGCCTTGACGCCTGGATGCAACGGTTGCGGCAGATCGTGCAGCCCGGCCCACTTATGCTCCGTGTGCTCGTCGTTAAGCTTTGGCTCGAAGTCTTCGCCGACAGGCACGACATAGGTCGTAAAGCCAAGTCCGTTGTCGTCGACCTGATCGTCGAACTCGGACATTGAGTCGAAAGTGTAGTCGCCAATTTCCTCATGGATTTCGCGACGTGCAGTTTCTTCCGGCGTCTCGTTGCCTTCCGTCATGCCGCCTGGAAATGCCCAAGTGCCGGGATGATCCGACGATGCACCGCGCTTCAGGAACAGCGCCTTGCCGTCCGGCGTCATAAGGATAGCGCCAGCCGCACGCTTTGCCGGTTTAATAGGTTCGGCGTCTTCGGCTTTTTCATCTTCCATCGTCGAGATAAGATTACGGCGCGCCTCAGCGGATTGCGCCTGAGTCTCGGCGTAAGGTACGGACGCTTCACCTTCCCTTAATCCTTCGGCGGCGTTTCTGTGGTGTCCCGCAATCACACGATGCGACTTAGCAAGAAAGTCTTTTCGACGGTGGTCACCTTTATCGTGGCGGATTGCGTGTCCTTCGTGCTCGGTCGCCTTGCTGTCATGCTCTTCGGCGCTCAGACCTCCAGCCTTGAACTGCCCGTTTTTCGGATCGTGTTCAATAGCATCCCTCGCTGTCGCGTGTTCCCCCTCGCCTTCTTCCTCGGAGACCCAATCGAACAGGTTCTTGAGAAAGCTTTTGGCCGACGACAGGAAATCCATGCCGCTATCTTTTGCGGACGGCTTTCCGGCGTTCGCGAAGGCCGCCGCAATAGCCTGGGCACGCGGATGACCGGACTTGATCATCTCGCCGATGTTCTTTCCGATGACCGACTCACTTGAGCCCGTTTCGAGTGGCATAGCATCGCCTCTTTTCAAAAGCCTTCCACCTGCGGGAAAGCCGGAATTCGGGGATAGGTTCATCATGTCGGCGTCATTCCTGGAATGATCGGCCGGAACGTACAGCGGCAATTTTGAGTTATGTAGCGGCCGGATGTATAATAGCCGCCAAACGTTTCAAGGTTGTAAACATGCGCGCTAAACTGGCTGACTCGCTTATCGACAACGCTATCAAACTCCTCAAGGAAGGGAAGCCGCTGATCGACATCGGACGAATTGTCGGCGCGCATCCGGACGTTCT